AAGGAATGGCATATAGACAATATTCGTGAGTCTATTGAGAATGTCATAGAAAAGAATGGGGTTAAGTTATCTCATGATGAATTTAAAGATAGGTACAGATATTGTTATGTTTTACCCGATGAAAACGGGGATTTCTATGATTATGACTATCCAGATGACATTATTGAGTTATTTAAAAGGTCAATACCTATACTTAAAGCTGCGTACATCTACGCAAAAAGAATAGATTATCTTTTATCTGGTGATGATGGTGAAGATAGTTTTAAGAGAAGATTAAAGGACGAACTAAAAAAGGAGGGAATAGAGAATGGAATTATCATCTAAAGACTGCCCAATAGGATATACTTTTTATATAGAAAGCGGAAATAAGATTGTTTGCGTGAAAGCACCAACCAATACATGTAAAGAATGTATAGGTCTTGAGTCCGCTGAACACTGTTCTGCAATGCCATTATGCACATCAGAATACAGAAAAGACAATAACGATGTAATATTTGTTAAAGTTGATTGATTTTTAGTTATTTATATTTATCTTTGCAAAAAATATATAATCATGGGAAGACTTTTTAATAACATCAAAAGAAACTTCACTATAATCCCAAATGAAATACTATACGATAGCAGTATATGTAATAATTCAAAAGTTGTTTTTTGGTATATGGCATCTAAGCCTGATGATTGGGATTTCTTTCACGAAACCATCAGTTCGGAACTGCACGTTTCTGTCGATAGCGTTCGTAAATATCTTAACGAATTGTGTGATTCTGGATGGGTGACTAAAATAGGTCAGGTTGTAGAGAACGGCAGATTTAAGAATGTAGAGTATATTCTAAACGAGTCTCCTACATCGGAACAGCCAGACATAAATGATGAAACCGTTGGGGAAAATTTCCGACACGGAAAAAAACCGACACGGAAAATTTCCGATACGGAAAATTTCGGCAACATACTAAATAAAGATATTATAACAAAGAAAGAAGAAGAAGAAATAAATAATATAAATATATTGCCCGTTAATGATAAATCTGAGAATTGGCGTACAAACTACGGGCTATACGTGTCGGTAGTAAATGATGCGAAAGACAGGCTCATTGATGACATTGAATACAAGCTCAAAATGGAAACATGGTATGGTGCTACGCTTGATTACAAATCAACTGTTTTAAAGACCGCTGACTGGTGGTTGACTGAAGATGGATGGATGTATTCAAAAAAGAAAAAGCGTGGCTCAGCTGACATGCTAAGCACCTTAAAAAGAAACTTGGAACGCAATAGGATATACACTATTGGCGCAACAAAGCCATTTGGTCAAAAAGCATCAATGGATGATAAGCTTGAAGCGTTTAGAAAGGCGAGAGGTTTATGAACGAGATAGAAGTAAGAAAGTTTATAGACATCATTCATCCTGACAATGATTTATTTGAGATAAGGGTTATTGATGGTAAGCGTACTATGAGTGGTTATTTCACTGATAGTAAAGATGCTTATGACGCTATTCAATCAGTAAGCTCTGGAAATATTTATATTGTTTTTAATAAAATAAAACCTGCATGTTACAGTAGACAACAAAAGGACTTTCTTGTTCCTACACCACGAAGCACAACAAGTGATTCTGATGTAACTGACTACCAATGGATATTGATTGACATTGACCCCGATAGACCATCAGACTGTAACTCGTCCGATGAAGAGCTTAAAGAGGCGTTAAAGGTTGCAAGCAAACTTGGAACGTATTTAAAGTTTAATGGTTTCTCAGACCCTGTTTTTGGAATGTCTGGTAATGGGTATCATTATCTGTATAAAGTTAACTTCGCTAATAGCGCAGAGAACCAAACATACGTTAAGAGATTCTTACAGATGCTATCGATACTTTTCAGTAACGATAGAGTAAAAATTGACACTTCTGTTTTTTCTCCCGCACAGCTAACGAAGTTACTCGGAACACTATCGAGGAAAGGAACTAATCTTGATGCTGAAAGACCACAGAGGTTGAGCAGGGTTCTTCACGTACCTGACGTAATAGTTAAAAATGATTTAAAGTTAATTCAAAACATAGCATGTCAGTTACCTGAGCCAGAGAAGCCAACGTATCAGAATAATTACGGAAGGGATAGGATGGATATAGATTCATTCATATCATCATCAGGATTAAAGGTAGCAAGAGATACATCAAGTGGTGGTGTAAGGAAGATTATATTAGACGAGTGCCCTTTTAACAGCTCACATAAAGCACCAGATTCTGCGTTGTTCGTGTTACCCAATGGCGCTGTTGGTTTTAAATGCCTGCACAATTCATGTGCTCATCTCGGCTGGCGTGATTTAAGAGCAATGGTTCACCCTGAGTCTTTTGCTCAAAGACATTCTGATGTGTCAAGAGCTATAAGACCACTACCGCCAAAAGTGTCAGATGAAAGTGCCGATACTGATGAGATAAAGGGTTCTAAATTTTTACAGCTACATCAAATACAGAACTTAGACAGAAGTAAGATTATTACGATACCGACTAAGCTTATAGGTGTAGATAAGAGAATTATAGGGCTTAATAAAGGTGAAACATCATTAGTGTCTGGCTCAAGTGGTGGTGGCAAATCTACAATAGTAAACCAAATATGCCTTAATGCCGTTGATGCTGGATTTAAAGCGAGTATTTGGTCTGGTGAGCTTACTGCCAACAGAATGAAACATTGGATACATTTACAGGCAGCAGGAAAGCAACATTCATCACCTTCTGCATTTGCAGATAACAGCTTCTACGTGAAAGCATCAGTTGGTGCTAAGATTGACGAGTGGCTGAAAGATAGGCTTTATATCTACAACAATGATTATGGGAATAAGTTTAGTCAGTTGCTTTTAGATTTAGAAGAGCATGTAAAAGAGTCGTCAATAGATTTAGTTGTGTTAGATAACCTTATGGCTATGGATATTCTAATGCTTGAGGGAAACTCTAATCAACAGCAATCTAAGATGATTATAGAGCTTACAAATCTTGCAAAGAGGTTGCAGATACATCTTATACTTATTGCTCACCCACGTAAAGTTGTTTCATTTTTAAGAAAGAATGATATTTCAGGTAGTGCAGACCTTGCCAATGCTGTTGATAATGTGTTTATTGTTCATCGTGTAAATAATGACTTCGTAAGAACGGCTGGTGAATTTTTCGGAAATGAAACGGCAGCGAGATACTTCTCTTTCGATAATGTCATAGAGATTTGTAAGAACAGGGATTGCGGCATTCAGGATGAACTTTTTGGTTTCTTTTTTGAACTTGAAAGTAAAAGGTATCTTAATGAAAGATTTGAATCGTATCAGTATGGATGGACTGATGCAATAGAGCAAAAAGAAATCGACATAGAAAGTTATTTTGACTCATTCTCACGACAACTTCCGCAAGAAAGAGAAAATGCTTTTTATGCAGAATCATCACAAGTTAAAGGTGAATGTCCTTTTTAAATTACTAACTTAAATATATAAATATGTCAAAAGCAAATTACAGACCACGTGTTAAACAAACCGAGTATGAATTTATTAAAAAAATTACAGATGGTAAATATACAGGAGGTAAAAGACCCAGACTAACAGAAAAACAATACAGAGAACTTATTGCTTTCAGAAGTCTTTCAGGTGTAGGAAATGTTTACAAAAAAGACAACTATGTGATGATTAGCAAAAACGAAGAAAGCGAATATAAAGATTTTTTAGAGCTAACGGCACTGAAAGGTAAATTTGAGTTGTATGATTTAGTTCCGAACCCAACAGCAGGAAACAGAGAAACGGTTGCGATAGCGCAGTTCTCAGACCAACATATTGATGAGGTTGTAGAAAAAGATAGTGTTCTCGGAATGAATGAGTATAATTTTGATATAGCTAAAAAGCGTTTTGATACTCACTTTTATAAGTTAAACAAACTCATTACACATCATCAGGCTCATTATAACATTAAGAATGTTTTCCTTTTGTTTCAGGGGGATACGATAGGCGGATGGATACATGATGAGCTTGCTCAAACAAACTCAATGTCACCAAATAAAGCAATCTTTGAAGCTAAAAGCATGTACATTTCAGGACTTAAATATCTTCACGATAATCTTGACGTTGATGAGATAACCGTTGTGTGTATATGTGGAAATCACTCACGTGAAACAAAGAAAGTTCAGTTTGCAAACTTTAACGAAACAAATAAAGAGTTTTGGATGTATCTTGAAATTGAGAATATTTGTAAGATGCTCGGACTGAGCAAGCTTAAATTCATAATACCAAAAGCAGAGATAGCGATACTTAATATCTTCGGCAAAAGGTATGCTGTCGCACACGGACATCAGTTTAAGTTTGCTGGAGGTATTGGCGGTATATTCCCATCAATGTTACGGTGGTTCGCTAATCTCGCTAAGACGTTAAAGATAGAGTCTGCGTTCATCGGGCATTGGCATACAAGCATATTTACATCAAAGGTTATCGTTAATGGGTCAATGAAAGGCTATGATGCTTTTGCGTTGTCAAAAATGCTTGAGTTTCAACAGCCGTCACAAAACCTTATATTACTTGATAGTGAATTTGGATTGTGTAATTTTCAACCAATAGTATTATGATACTCGAAAAGAAAGAACAGATTAAAAGCCTTTGCAAGTTCATAGATAATTTTAATGGTGAACTTGTTATACGTGGTCACGAGATATACAATAACGGAAATCTCGTTGCAACATTTAAGGGAAATAAAGCTTATATAGTTTATAGAATATGATGTACGAAAACCTTTTTTTACCGCAAGAAACGTCATTGGTAACGCTAAGAGGTATTAAAAGAATATCAGAGATGAACTCAAAGGATATCATCATTGCGATTGATAGATTTGGGCTCATCTCTTTCGTTAATCCAATAATAGAAAAGCCAGAAAGTTTTGGCATATTATGTAACTTTAAAACAAGTTATTTTGATTTCTCTGTTGGTCTCGATAAAAAGATATTCGTTAATAATGATTTCGATATGACGCTTTCGACTGGTGATATATGCGATACCCTTACTGGGTATAACATATCAATGACATCAGGATGCTGTTATTCTGATTCAAACAACCTTAGATATGCTGATTGGGCTATCGTGCTTTACGCCCTTGCAATGCTCAAACGAACTAAGTATGTAGATGATGATATACGCATCATATCAAGAGGTGGCTCTAAGTCTTCATTTATAGAATCATATCTATCAAGGTCTGGGGTTAAATTCAGGAAAGAGCCTTTCGGAAAACGAAACAGAGTAGCCTTTTATATAGGCTATAAAGGAAAGATAAAAAGACGCATATCGAAAGATTTTGTAATGATGTGTAACTCACGTCAGGCTAAGCTTTTCGTTGAAACATGTATGTTGTTTGACTCAGTTCCCAACAGAGATAGATGCGAGCGTGGGCATATATTCCTTTGTCAGCCACAAAACATATCTCTTATGATAGCTTTGTGCATGAAGGCTGGATACAGAGTACATGCTGGAAATGTGTATGGGATATCACAATACAAATATGACTCTATAATTGTCTCCAATCATAGCGGTTGGGATACAAACATTATAAGCCATACAATATCTCAAAACACGTCAAATGATGTGCACGTTATTATATCGGACGAGTATGTTGGATTTTTAGCTGTGTATGATTCATGTATTGTAGTGTTACCAAACGATATGTATCTTAATAAATTTAAAGCCGTTTAAGTTTATTTAACTATAATTATTTTTGTGTTATATATATTATTATTATTTTTGTATCATTAAATTAAATTTTTATTTATGGAATTAGTTACAATCAGGCTTTCACGCCTTGGAAAAGATTGCGTAGTTGCTAACGAAAATGGAAATCAGTTTCTCGATTTATCAAAAGTTGCATCTATTAGTAAAGGGTATAATGACGAACTTGAATTAAAGATTGCGGTTCGTAAAGCAAGAAAGAAAACAACAACAGGGAAGCAATGTCTTTTGGTTTCTGAGGTTCAAACAAGAGAACAGATTGACGCAAAAGAAGCGCCTGTGTGGATTGGTGATGGTATTATTCTTTATGAGGATAATCTTGGTAAAGACTACGAGCAAGCAAATCAGCAGGGTCAATCGCAACACCAAACGATGCCACCACCCCCTGCTGGAAAACCACTACCATTTTAAATTGTAGGATGTGATGAAAAGAAGTAAGTATAATTCGTCAAAGGTAGTAATCGGTGATAGTAAGTATGACAGCAAGAGGGAATATCATAGGCATTTGGTTCTATTAGACAGAGAAAAGAGAGGTGAAATATGGGGATTGAGAAGACAAGTCGAGTTCGTATTACTACCACCTGTATCTGTGACGGATTATACTATACTTAAAACAAAAGTCAAAGTAACTGAGCGAAACATACAACAACCGATTAAATACTTTGCTGACTTTGTTTATTATGAGAATGGTGAATATATTGTTGAGGATGTAAAAATATCAAAGAAGCTACAACCGTCAGAGTACGTGTTAAAAAAGAAAATGTTGTTTTATCGTTATGGAATAGTTATTAGAGAGTATTATGGATGATTCAGAAAAACTGCGTAGTGCCGAAGATTTAGTATTCGCTATGCAAAAGAAAAATGAGGCGTTAGAAAGAGTTATTGATGATTATAGGAAGATTATTGATATTCTTAAATCGGAAGTTTATAAACAAAAAAATAGATTACAAATGAAAAGAATTTTAAAGTTTTTTGGTCTTGTTTCCTACAAGGAGTACAAAGAAACCATGCAAGTATTGATTGATACTAACGTTAATTCATTGGGGATGTATATTGCTGCGTTGTTAAGAATTGATGAGCTTGAAGAAGAAAACGAAAAGCCGAAAGCGTTAAAAAAAGATGCTAAGGTTGCTGTTAAGAAGGAGAAGAAGGATTAAGGTTGTGTTGTTGTTGTTTTATGGGGGAGTATTTGTTATTCCCCTATTTGTTTAAAGACATGAATAAAATAAAGATTATAGCGTTAGAGTGCGGGAATGGGGTATCATATCACAGGGTAATAAAGCCTATGCAGAGGCTTATGAGTATATATCCTGATGATTACGAAATTCATTTTATGAACGTAAAAGATAAAGACATATCTAAGCTTCCTAACCCAGTTGAACATAAGTTTGATATTATATATTTCAATACTATACTTGGAATAGATGAGAAAAGCCCACTATTAAGGTATCTTGAAGTATGCCTTATTCATGGTGCCAAGATTGTATTGGACATAGATGATTATTTCAAGTTTGGTCGCTCAGTAGCTGTAAAGAAAACAACTGCCGATAAACATCACGAGCTTGTTCCAGAGGCTATAAAGGCTGCCGATTATGTTACAACTACAACTGAAACATACAGACAAAAGCTTCTTGAATTGAACAACAATGTTTATGTGTTTCCTAATTTCGCTGATAGTTATGACGAACAGTATGTTGTAAAGAAAACACATAGTGATGTTATAAGGATAGGCGTTACTGGCTCTGTTATGCACAAGTATGATGTTAGACTGTTGAATATGGTTAGCATGTTATTAAAGCGTGACGGTCTTATTGATAGGGTTAAATTTGTATTATGCGGTTACTCTAACAATATCTATTATCACGAATACGAAAAAATAATAACATCTGATTATAGGATTGTTTCACGACAATACAAACATATACTTGAGAACAAGCAAGTCAAAGATGTTGATATGGATGGTCAGCCATATAGGCGTGTATCATGGAGAAATACAAATGAATACATGACTATATACAACGACATAGATGTGCTATTAGCACCGCTTGAAAATACGGTATTCAACGAAGCGAAGTCTCAAATTAAATACATTGAAGCTGGATACATGGATACCCTGTTTATAGGTTCTGACGTTCCATCGTATAATATGTTTGTAGAAGACGGCAAAAACGGATTCCTATGTAAGAGTTCAAAGGATTTTTATGAGACAATAAAGAAGGTTATTCTTGGCTGGGAATCGACAAATGGGTTTAGAAATATAAGAGATAATGCTCGCATTGACATAGAAAATTATTATGAATCAATACCAGTAACAAGTGATAGGGATATATTTTTTAAAAGTATTGTAAATGGAAAATAAAGCAAGGAGATATAATTCAGGTAAAACAAGATATGAGCTTATACCGCATTTTGCGTTAAATCAATTAGCAGATGTTTATACACGTGGTGCTCATAAGTATAGCATTTACGAAGACGCCAATGGGAATAAGCTAAAAGGATCCGAGATAGCACTTGCCGATGCGTCTTCCTGTAAGTTAATCGAAGATGGTGCTGATAATTGGAGAAGTGGATTATCTTGGACTGGTGCTTTGGATTCAGTAAAAAGACATATAGAGGCTTATAGGAATGGTGAGGATTACGACAAAGAACTCGGAACTCTTCATCTTGCTAATGCTGCTTGGGGTCTTTTTGCTCTTATGGAATATTATAAGATATACCCACAGGGTGATGATAGAAAGCACGCATATCTTAACAGACCAAAAATAGGTCTTGATATTGATGATGTTCTATCTGACTTTTGCGGTAAATGGTGTTCACATTTTAATGCTGAAATGCCTGAATCTTGGGGATTTGATAGAAACATAGGAGATAAATTCAGCTCACTCGATAAAGATTTTTGGCTAAGTATTGAGCCAAAAGTAAATCCATCAGATATACCGTTTGAGCCACATTGCTATATTACGTCAAGGTCTATACCTATTGAATGGACGATAGAGTGGTTAGATAAAAACAAATTTCCAACAGCACCTGTTTATTCGATAGGATTTGACGAATCCAAAGTTGATGTGGCAAAAAAATCTGGATGCGACATATTTGTAGATGATAGATATGAAAACTTTGTTGAGCTTAATAAAAACGGCATTTGCTGTTACCTTTATGATATGCCACATAACAGGCGTTATGATGTTGGCTATAAGAGAATAAAATCATTAAATGAATTGATTTGAAATAATTTGATAAGATGAGTAAAGTATATGTAATTTCAGACCTACACTTAGGTCATGTAAATATGGCTATAAAAAGAGGCTTCTCTTCCATAGCCGAACATGATGCCCATATTATTAAAATGTGGAACAGCGTTGTTACCAAAAGAGATGTTGTTTATATATTGGGCGACATCACTATGAGCAAAGCTGGTTTCTATCCGATGCTCAATGCTCTTAAAGGTGAGAAGAAAGTTATCCTTGGAAACCATGATAAACAAGCACACGTAAAGTTATTGCTTAATTATGTGAACTCAGTGGCTGGGATGATTAAATATCGTGGATGGTTTTTAACTCATTGCCCTATACATACAAATGAACTACAGCATTGCAAAGGGAATGTTCACGGTCATGTTCATGAAAAGACAATAGACGACAACAGGTATATAAATGTTTCATGTGAAGCATTAGACTATACACCTGCATTACTCGATGATTTAATTAACATTCGCAATTCGCAAATCGAAAATAAATAGCATATGTCAAGAAATTATAAGGTATATAACCCTGGCGAACAATACGTTAGGATTAAAGCAACTGGACAAGTTGGTGAGGCTTACGAACGATTAATGCACTTTGTTAGTGTGTTCTTTTATGGTAGCAATACGTGTTTCTATTACAAGATAGAAGAGGTGGAATTTATATAGAAACAAATGGAAAATACTAATACAAAAGAGTGGCATAATATGAATGGAGAGATTTTTAAACATAAAAGAATTTTAGGGTTTTATCCCTATTATTGGGCAGTAATACTTATCGCTAAGATTAAATTGTTCTTTGGATATAAATATGATAAGTCCATTATACCTATCGGGCATTATTGCTATGCACCCGATAACGAAAAGAATATGAAAGAAACTGGATTCATATACCATATTATCCCATGCGAGCATTATGTTCCATTAGGTAAAGGATGGAACGCATGTAAGTACAATGGGATAATTACTGACGATATGGTCTTTGATGACCAGTGTAAGATTTGTGGAGAAAGATATAACGATACTAAAAATGATTAAGTTATGGAAAATATTTTATATTTCATATTAGCATACGTGTTAGGATTTTGGATTGCCTACGCTATATCCGTTCACTATATAAACAAATATAGGACGAACGATAATCCAATAATAGGTGCTTTGTTTAGCTGGATTACAGTCCTGATTGTAATATTAGCTGAAATAGGAAAGGGAAAATCAAAATGAGAACGATATATGTTATCTTTACAAATACAGAATGGGGTATAAGCCCGTTAAAAGCTTTTAAAAACAAATCAGACGCTACGAGGTATTGCGCTAAGTATAATAGGATACTCAAAAAATACAAAGAGTATTACAAGAAGTACGAAGTAAATAAGCTTGGGTTGCTTGATTGGATAGACGATAAATACATCGGAATGGGTGTCTACGATAAATGGTATTCAGTAAAAAATACATATAATTGCTCTTACGAACAGGTTAATTACATTGATTAATTTATTTTATTATGAATCATATAAAGTGTACCATAACAGAGCTTTCGACCGAATTACCATTACAAAAAGTAGATAGAATTGAGATTATTAGTGATATAGGTCGATTATTCGTGAAATGTGAAAACGAAAGCATCATCAATAAGATTGTATCTCAGGATAATGACCGAACGATTAAGATATTTCTAAATAAAAATTGTTAAAAATATCTAATTGTTTTGCTAATTAGAAATATATTTGTACCTTTGTACTGAACGGGGTCGCACTCGTTTTGAGTACATCCCGTTTATGAGAATACCCATTGAACAGTTTGCGACCCCTGTTTGATGGGTGTTCTTTTTTACGCCCAAGACATAGTGCTTTTTTAGTCCTGTTTTTGGCACATAATAAATATTAAGAACGAAATGGTAGATACGAACGTTTGTCAATGCTAAAAACTTGATGCTCTGTCCAACCTGACAACATCGACCTCATGCGTATTGGCAATCGACAGAAAACGCAAAAGAAGTAGCTAATCTTTTGGTCTTGTGAAATACAAGGAGAGGGGCTGAAGTGTCGTGGTCTGCTCGGAATAAGCCGATGATGTTCTCTGGATATTAAGGCTTATTTCATACTCAAGTGCCAAAGCATGAGGGGTAATGGACTAACTATATTGTTAAACTAAAAATACAGTAAAATGAACAATGAATTGAAAATAATTTTACATGAGTACAGCTACAAATGTGCTGACGGATGTTGTGATAATTACGGTACTATAACATATGTTAATGGTGTGGACTTGCCATTTCATGACCAAGATGCGGATAATATTTTAAAACAAGTACTTGAGTATTTGGGATACGATGTTACAATAGAGCATTCTTGGGATATTAGATGAAGAATAAATATAAAAAATGTGTAATATGATTTTAGAAAAAACAAAAGAAATACTTCTTCCTATTGGAAGTAGAAACGTATCTGTAAGTTACGATGGTGTATATACAGTTGTAGGTTACGATACAGAGAGGAGAAAAGGATGTCAATGGTTTGTTATAGGGGAGTACGATATTAGCTTTTACGATACAAATAGAGTACATGGGCAACATATGGTTTTATTAAAGCTAATAGAAAAGGGGAGTTAATTCTCCCCTTCTTTTTTGTTATAAGCAAGCACATCACTTGTTTTCATTAGTGCGTATTCTTTTCCATCCACATCAATAACCTGCTTAATGTACAAAGGAAAGAACACCTCATCACCGATACCAAACGGACAATTAGATTGACAGATATACTTAACAATCCCATGTCGTATTTTTATCTCATCTTGCGTCATTGGGAATAATATCCCCCCAACGCTAACAGTATAATCAGACTCTTCGACTAATACGTTTCCATTAATTAACCTCATATTCTTTTAATAGTTCTTTAAATTTATTAATACTTTCTTTCATCTTTTTATCTCTATTGATTATAAGCTTTGATTTTATAAATCTTTTTATTGACTTGATTCTATTTTTAAAACGATACATAAACTCTTTGTATGGAGTTCTCTTTTTATGCCTGTACCCCATAAGATATGTTTTATAATTTATGTTTGGATACCCATTCATTGAATGCTCAAGAACGTAGTCGTAATACTTAAAGTATTCTCCTTTTGGAATATCGTTGTCAACATCATAGCGTATATCGTCAAAATCAAAGTAGTAATCACCATACGACACAACACCACCGATATAATAGCATTCGTCTTTTATGTCGCTCATATTAAGTTCCCAATCGTTCTTATTTAGGAAATTGAGAACATAATTATCTCTTATCGTTTCATACGATTTTTTTATCCACGTCACAGCTCACTCCTCCCTTTATTGTTCGTTTCAACCATACATGCAACTAAGTCAGACCATATAACCATTTCTACCTTGTCTTCAATGTCTTTGATGAACTCTCCGTCAGCCGTGTATGTATTAGACCACTCCACTAATTTAGCGTGCTTAGAGTGAACGCAAAAGCATGGAATTCCTATATCACCAACAGTAATCTCTCTACCGAAAGAATATGATGGTATTAACTTACCGAATGCGTGCATCCTGAATAGCGTTAGTGCATTATCAAGTAAAGCAGTAGATATATGTTCGAGCACATATTTATCCATTAGATAATCGTCATCGTCAATACAGTATATGTATCCATCTTCAACCATTTCTATTAATCGGTTAAAATACCGATTATACTCACATATCGACTTTTCAACCGATACATCATTTGAGTAATAGAGATTAGCGTGGCATATATGGGCATCGCCAATGCCATTTTCTTTTACATATTGATATGTTAAATCATCATCAACAGAAACAAATATCTCATAGTTTTTGTATGTTTGAGATGCTATTGAATCGAGAAGTCTTTTGAACTTAACTGGTCGTCTATGCGTTCTTATCAGTATATTTATCTTTTTATCCATTGTATATCATCATTTATAATTCTTTCTGAGTTTTGCATTATTATCATATCTGGTGATAACGATGCAAAGCATATGATAATCCATGGTTGCACGCAACACTTCGAGATATCCATTTTCTCTTTTTTGTTCTCATCACTATGACTATCTTACCTGTCATATAAAGTAATTAATGGCTGACCCGTAAAAGCCAGCCAATTAAATTTATTGAAGAAGCGATTGAATTTCTTCCTCTAACAATGCTCTCTCGTCATCTGATATATCGCTATCATCATCACCTCTCGGCTCTATTCCGTCAAGTTTCTTAGCAAGAGCTTCCACTACAATCTTATAAACCTCAGATGCAACCTCTGCATCAGCATGACAGTATGCTGGTATAAACTCAAGACCAACCAATACGCTTGCATACTTATCCGCCTCTTCCTGAGTTTCGCAATTAAAAATCATAGAGTAATTAGCATACTCACGTGGGCATCCGTTAGCCATGTATGTTATTTTCTTGTTAGGGAAAATAATATCTACTTTTCTTTTGTCGAAATTAATCTTAGCGATACCCGACACAAACGTCTTTTTAACGTCATCAACTTTTCCTTTTTTAACTTTTGTTCCCATATTTACCAAATTGTTCCACCAGTCGATGGATTGAAGTTTTTATTATCGTAACCTAATATATTTGTACATGTTATTTTGAAATGTATAACCTTATTTCCGTCTCTCGTTCTTTCAAGGATAATTTCAAAACCTTCGTATGTTAGCCTTTTCAATCCCTTATAGTACGTGTCGTAGTATTCAAACACACCCCACTCATTGAGCTTATTAATAATGGTATTGAATGATTGGTTGGCTTTTCTTTCTGATGTATATATTAGCAAATCAAGCTCATTCTTAACGGCTTTTCTTTTTTTAGCACCTTTTAAATATACATCAACACCATCATCCTCAACCCATTCTCTCGTAAAATACTCCTGAGTTTCTTCTTTTGTTGTCGGTGCTGACAATACTATGGCGTTATTCCATGTAGCAACAAGACTACCGCTTTCTGTTAGTTCGTTGTATGTTGCATATTCAGTAGAAGTTGTAAATGCAGCATTATCACTAACACCCGATATACCACACGCAGCATAACTGTCAGGGGATATATATTTTCTAAATTTAAACTTAACACTCATTTTCTGTATCTTTCTTTAAATTAACACTCTTAACAGTACTGTTGTTAAATGGATAATCATTGATAGCAACATTACAGTCAATAGTAGATTTTACTATAATATCACAATCACGCCCAACCTTAACCACCACGTCACTTCCTCTGCTTATATATATAATTCCAACGTAAAAATCAGGAACATCTATATTACACTTACATCCAACAAAATGCGACTTATATGTATAGCTCTTTAGCTTTATGTCGTTAGTCTTTTTAATATACAGGTCATTCTGCTCAGCAAGATTTTTAGTTGCACGCTCAAGAGCGCCAAGTGATGGGAAATTCTTTTTTGCGATAAACTCAATACCGTCAAAAGACATAATCATAGCAATCAAATCCTTTTCAGTCCAATCATCAGTCCACCTCTCAGTCCATTTTTTGCACAGACCATTTTCAACAGCAGTCTGTTTAAGTTCTTTAATATCCATATGTTATATGTTTTATAATGAACTACAAATATACGAAATAAATTATAATATTAATGATATTTAACATTTTTTATACTAATTATGTAAATAAAAAATAGCCTACTTTCACAAGCAAGCTACTCTTTCAATTTATATATTTGAGGGTATAAATTATTTTATTCTAAATCCTCTCGCTGTTGGGTCATACGCATCCTTTAAATATGCCGTATTGTCCTTTATTGCGATAAGATTACTTAGGTATTGAGGGTAATACTCTGCCATTATGTCACGTATTGATGTGAGTGTATCGGACTGGTTAGTACCACTACCCATCTTAGTTTCAAGTATTCTGCGTATGGTAATCACTTCAAGTCTTACTGAGTTCATATATGATGCTATAATCTCAGCAGTTGACTCGGTGATATTTTGTATTCCTTTTTGAAGGCTATCCATACTTCCCGTACTTCCAGAGCCCACACCGAATGATGCCATAAGACTTTCCATGAAAGGTCTTAGTTTTTCGTACATTTCCCTTGACAGATTTCCAGATGCAAATATAGCTTGTAGCTCATCATCGGTTATGATTACACCGCTACCATTCTTATTTGTAGGGTCTACAGCGTTATCTATCTGCTTCATCATCGGTTCGAGTATCTTTTCAAAATACTTAGCAGCTATCTGTTTCGTTGCTATGTTTTTCATCATTGCACCAAAAGAATCATCAAATGATTTTAGCCCATCACCAGCAGTAAGGAACGCATCAACCCATGAATTAGCAAAAGTAGAGGCAGCATCCTCTATTGTTGAGCCCCATTCAGCTATTGTAGAATCAATTTGGTCTTGCTTTTTCTTTCTCGCTTCTTCCGCTTTGTCTAAAAAGCTTTCATAAGCTTCTTCGTCACTTGCTTTCTTCTCTTTTTCCTCTTTAGCCATCATCTCATACTTGTACGCCATCTCGTCAAAGAGCCTTATAGATTCTTTTATGTTGTCATTGTACTCATCAGTACCGACAGTCTTATTTAAAGACTCATTTAACTCTGATGATTTTTCTTCGAGCTTTTTAATAGCTTCTTCGTATCTATTTATTGTCGCTATATTATCGGCATCCATGATAAGCACATAACTCTTAATAAGCTCTACCCACGCACCTATATCAGCTGGGTTTGCTATTATTCTACCTATCGACTGAAATGCTGAGACGGAAGATGTCAGATATGTTTTTCCTTGCTCACTCATTCCAAACAAATCAGCAAGTGGTTCAAGTTTCTGTATTTCATCCGCTATAAGACCTATGCCTTTACCAAGGACTGAAAAGTTAAATGTGCCATCAGCACCAATAAGCTTCTTAAATGTTTCTTTGATTTCGCCAAAGTTTTTAGACTCGGCTATCTCTCTAAGCAATTTATCAACCTTAGCTTTGGCATCGCCAATATCCTTAGCGTTTAATATTACTTCTTCACCATTATAATTAAGCTTAAACTTCCCTTTTCCATCTTTCTGCAAATCCCCACTTGTAATCAACTCTCTTATGCGCAGTAACATAGCCTTGTATGTTTCCTGCCCATACTGTTCAATATCCCCAAACAAATCCTGATAAAGCTTTGATGAACGATACATACTATCGTTGAGCTCATCTTCTTGTTTTGCGAGAAGTTGAACGTGCCAGTTATAGTAATTGAGCTCTATGGTCATCCTTTGTTTTACCTCATCAGCAAGACCTTCTGTTTTTAATTGCTCTTGAAGCGTTACTATCTTCGCATTTTCTTTTGATATCTGCTCTTGAATTATTGCTCTTTTCTTTTGCTCGTCAGCAAGTTGAAACTGTATTTTAGCGGCTTCTGTTGCATAATATAAAATACTTTCAGTCTTTTTCTCTGCTATTTTTATATCAAGCTCATTTACTTTTTCAGCACCATCAGCACCCATCTTTTGATACTTGTCACGTATCTCATTGAGTTTTCTGATATATTGCTCATATGTAAGTATGTTGTTTTTAAACACACCTGATAAGTCAACACCAGTTTCTACAAATAAAGATTCAAGCTGACCGCCAAATTCTCTTTGTTGGTCTGCCGTAGAAAGCTCTTTTGATATAGCCGTTATTTGGTCTTTTATCGTACTCTCTTTAATCTTAGCATTAAGCTCTAAAACAAACTCTTCTCCCTTTTTTGATTTAACATTTATCTTTTTTACAAGCTCTGCTATTTGATTGTATATATTGCTGTTATCAGCACCATCTCTAACGAGTTTAAAAAGAGCATCTATTTCATCTTTTGTTTTCTCAAATGTATCTTTTACTTCCTCTATATTTTGAGCACCTTTTGTTCCTACAAGTGCTGTTGTAAGGATTCCTTTTCCTTTAGATGTATTAAAAAATCTTTTTGCTTTTTCGAGTAAAGCAACCAACTCACTAACAGTAGTAACTGCTGTTATCTCTGGCAGCTTATTACCCATCTCCTTGTTCAGTTCGTTATATTCATCTGTTAGTTCGTTTATAGATTGACGAGCAGCGTATTCTGAATCTGTATATTCTATATATTTATCATACGCAGAATTAAGTTCTTTGTATATATTAACAAGCCTACGAGCTCTTTCAATCTCTGGATTCTCTGTTGAGGGTTTTTCTTCTTTTTTTGATTTAATACCAAAAAAGTCAATTATGCGCATCAATATAGATTTCTTTTCAAGAGTTTTCGTTAGCTCTTCCTCCTCTATCTTCACCGTACTCAATAACTGTTTATATTCAAAGTAATTTCTCTTTGACGTATCATACGCAGCTGCTTGTTGTTTCAGCTTCTCAATATATCTCCCCTTCCTTTTTATCTGCAGTTCTATTGCATCTTTTTCTTCGGGTATTTTTTCATATAAATCTGTTAATGTTGTGTAGTTTACAACAGTAGCTCTTATGGCATCAGCGGCTTCCGCTCTTAGCTCAATATTATTTTTTAACGCTGTATCGCTTTTTTTAATTCCGCTAATCTCTTTATTGTACTCATCAGATAGTTTCCTAAATATTTGAGTAATTCCATCCTGAACAGATGTGCCCTTTTTTACTCCTTCTAATAATGCTATATTCTTCTCGCTTAATATTGATGGATAATTTCCAGTATCACCACCAGTAAGAAGGACATCGAATAAACTTTTTGTATTAAGCTTTTTGCCTTTTTTCTTCAGCTCGTTTTCAACATCAATAGCAACTTTAGTTATAGCTTCTGTTATTTTTTTCTTACGTGCAGCTTCGTCACCAATAATAGATTGCTCTAACTTTGTAACCGCTTTGTTTCTTTTCTCGTTATAGTTAGCGTCAATAGCAGCATTGGCATCTACCATATACTGCCTTACCCTTTCTGATAAGTCGCCAAACGTAGACTCATTAACCTGTTTAATTATTTTAAGTTTCTCTTTTGCTGTTTCTACAAAATTACCATACATATCTGATATTTGAAATTCGGTATTTTTGTTAAAGAATTTTTTACCTTCAAGACCAAGACCCATATCATCAGAAATTTTCTTTATATCTTGGAATAATCTCTTGGTATCTCGTCCTTGCATAAGAGCATCTTCAAGCCTTTCTGTATATTGCCTTGCAGCTACTTTTGCTTCATAATCAGAAAGCCTATACACGTCTACAAGATATTGCTTAAACTCGCCCTCCCCCTTTTGTTTTGACTTCTTAATAAGCTCATCCTCTTGCAATGTTGCATAATTCTCCTCCATTGCCTTAATAGCATAGTGTCTTTTAATAGCTTCAGTGGCAGCATCGTAACCATTCGTTATATCTAAAAGCGTTGAGGTCTCATTAAGCATGTTCGGGTAATACTGTCCGTACTGCGATATGATTTTATCTCTAATATCTTTGTATTCAATACTACCCTGCACTGTTTCGCTAAGCTGATTTTTCAGTCTATTTAAGCTTCTAACCTCGTTTCTGTATCCTTCGATATTCTCTTGTCCTATTCCTTCAAGTTTTTCTTTATATCTGTCAATTTCCTGAGATGCTCTATACCAATGAGCTATAAGAGCAACAAGACCGAATACGGCAGCTGCATAAAAACCCATTTTAAGTATTCTAAGGCGCTTCAGTATAACTTCTTGCGCAACTAACATTGACGTGTATCTTGCATTGAGCGTTATATATCCTTTGGCACTTAATATGCTAACGGTATAATAAGCAGCAGTCGCTACTGCTACTGCTCCTATTCCATATCCTATATCCTGCCAATTACTAATCATCAATCTCGCAGCGCCAATCATTCCCTTTAACAATCCACCTTGTTCTTTTGATATGTCCAAAAACATAATGTCTATAGCGTCACCAAGGTTGCTATACTGTCCAGCAAGAGTTTTAGATTGCTCAATCTGCATGTTGTAGAACTTGCCACCCTCTTCGGTCATATCCCTGAATACTTCCTCAATCATCCTGAATGGAACAGCTCTATCAGAAACTCTTTCAAATACTTCTGATGTTGATACCATACGACCCTCTAACTCGCCAAATTTCTTAGCAAGCGCATCAATAACTGGGATACCGGCTTCTGTGAACTGACGCATTTCCTGACCACGTAAGACCGTTGCAGCTCTAACCTGACCATAGGCAAGGATAAGTCTGTCTATGTCGACACCGAGCCCAGCAGACAGCTCAGAAAGCATGGATTGTGTTTCGTAGAACTTCTCTGCCTCTATGTTATATGCGGACAGTTTACGTGTAGAGTCAACGAGTTCCTTAAATCTAAAAGGCGATTCAAGGGCTTGTGATTTCAACTGAGAGAATATGATATTAGCCCTCGATATGTCATCAACGATAATACTTAACGCTACCTTTTGTTTTTCTAATTCACCACCAATAGTGATAATATTTTTAACAAATCCAGTAACAGCCTGTATGGAGAATGCCCCGATAAGAGCTCTTTTTAACGAGTCAGTGGTGTCTGTTAATGATTTTTTCTTTTTTGTTAATTCTTCTACCTGACGTCTATTCCTTGCTATCTGTCTTTCTACTTCTGCAAACTTTTTTCTACCAGCCTCATTATCGAGCTTTAATTTTGCTTTTGCCTTTGATAACGCTTCTATTCTTGCTCTTAATTCATCTGCCGTGCGACCTTCCATCGCCATAGCATCACGGGTGACTCTATCGGCATGTCTGGTTTGTTTTTTAAGAAGAGCTTCTTTTTCTGCTGCACGTGTAGCTCTTTCAGCAGCACGGATTCTCATTTCATCGCTCTCTGCCTGCCGTCTTTGCCTTGCTCTTTCATCAGATGCGGCTCTTGCTTCATCTTTTTTCTTTTGCGCTGCAAGTCTTTCCTGTAATGCTACCTGTTCCTGAAGTTTCTTTATATCATCAAAAGTCTTTATTGTGAACTTTTGACCAGTTAGTTGAGTGTATCTCTGCTGTAATGTGTATATTTTTTCAAGTGAAACATATGAATCACCCATTTGCTTGCGCATTTCCCCCCACGTATTAACGCCCTTGACAAATTCATTTTGACCTTTTTTTGTTGATAAGTTTATAGCTCCAATCGTTGTCTCAACTGCTTTCATCTCATCTTTAAGCTTCGATGTAGTACCTAACATTTTTTTGGTACTCTTTTCCGCAGCATCAGACGCTTTATCATTAACAACCTTAATTGTTCCTCCTTTTTCGAGAAACTTCTGCGTCCGTGATATAGTCTTAGATGCGTCTGAAAGTGATTTCTCAAACCCCTTAATATCTAAACCTAACGGTATAATTAATCCAGCCATTTTATTTTTTTCTGTTGTTTAAGTAAGACATAAATTCATCAGCAGAACTGATAACTTCAGATTCATCATCACACATTTCAACTGTTGGTTTATCTAATCTCATTATCCATAATTGAGGTATAGTATATTTATATACAATATCATCATAGGACAAAGAGCCACTAAAATCCTCTATTATTCCTGCAACGTCACCAAGTTCACATGTTGCATTGAATACCCTTGTTCGTCCATCATTTCTTTGCTTTTTTGATGGTATCCAGCCTTGCTTGGCAGAATATTTATACCTTTTGCTGTTTCTTGAGTAAAAAAAAACCAGTCAATTTCCATCTTCTGTATGACTACAGTAAGTGCGTTTAGATACTCCTGCATATTATCGCATTCCATCAATTCATCATACGTCTTATTGTATAGTTCTTTATCCTCTATCTTTTCTTTATCCCTCAATATAGCATAAGTGAGTATCTTTACAAGTAATGGTATATCAGAGAACATACTCTCAACAATGTTGATTGTTTCATTCTCAGCTATCTCCATATCATTAATACACTCAGATATTAACCATCTTGTGTACATCTTAAGAGCTCTTATCTCATACGTTTTACCAGCTATATCTACGGGTGTACCCCTATCAAGCATCGTATCAGATAATCTCTTTTCTATCTCAATATCTTTTTTATCCCTCATATATATTAAAAAATAGGGTAGGCAGTATTGCCCACCCTAATTTATAAATAGTTTAACTAAGTCGTTATGCCAAAATTACTTCAGCTACGTTACTGTTAGTATCAGCCAAACCGATAACTTTCAGGTGTAACTTAAATAATTCAGTTTTAACGTTTGCACCAGCATAGTTGGCTATAATCTGTGCGTTGTTAAGCTTAATCTTGCTAAGACCTTGGTCGAACTCAAGAACAACTTCACCAAGAATGTTCTTTGCAGAAGCAGGGATGGTAACGGTTTTAGTTCCAGAAGCCCAAGTACCACCAGTCAATGCAGCGAATTTAGCACCATCAACCTCAATGATATCAGTGTCCATAGAGAAGTCTCCACGTTGGAACAAAGACATCAGTGTGGCGTCAGAATAATCGCCTTTGAACTTAGTTTCGGTAGGTGTCTCATCATTAATCTGAGTAGAACCTTCCAATACCTCACCGATTGATTCGATAGCAGATGTACCACTGAAAATAGTAGTA